GCGAACTCGGCATACTGTTCGATCAGACCTTTGGCTTCAGTGCCCCAAGCAACTGCACTATCCAGCATGTTTTCCAGCTGGAGAGCATAGTTATTTAGGATTGCGGGAGCTTCCACGCCGTACGCGCTTACCACGTACCGGCTTTCCGGACTCCACTGGAGCAGATCCGCCACCTGCTCCAAGGATACCTGAGAGGAGGTTGGGGAAGAGTTGGGCGAGTATGTCGGGTTGGCTTGCCAGGTCTGCGGAGCCGATTGTGGCGTAACTTGGGCGCTGGGCTGGCCGTAATTGGCCGGGCTGTACTGAGTCGTCTGAGAGGGTTGACCCTGGAATGGGGATTGAACCGGGCTGCTCAGAAGGTTCACCACCTTGTTGAATGCCGATTCCCATGGGTTGCCCTGACTCTCCGATGGGGATTGGGGGGCGTACTGAGTAGGGGCGGATTGGTAATTGGGGGCCGCCTGCGGTACTGCTTGCGGGTAACTCGTACCCACTTGATACGCCACTGGACCCGGAGCTGGAGCCGCTTGGTAGCTGCTGGGTGCTGGAGCCACGTAGCTGCTTGGAGCCACCGCTGCCGGAACTTGGCTCGTCTGTGGGATCGATTGGACGGTAGCGTCCTGCATAACTCATCTCCTTTTGTAGAGCTTCTAATGTTCGATACAGATATGGAGTTAAATCCAATCTTGGATCCGCAGCCATCGGAAGATCCGGTGCTTGCGGGTGAGGGGTCTGCATCATTCCCCCCACAAGGCGAGCGAATTGAGAGTATGCACCCTGCAATTCGTTCACCATCCTGAACGGGAATCCCGAGAGCATCGAGGCCCGTTCCTCATCCGTCTTAGACGGGAAGAGGTATTTCAGTGCTTCAATGCTATCAACACCTAACTCTTGTAAATTTCTTACAACAATGGAGTTGTTCAGGATGTCCTGAGTTGAGTCTTCGTAAACGGGACCCAACCAGCGCCACTGGACGGTTACATCACCATCCGGTATGAGACCAGTAACTCCGGGTGGAATCATCTGGGTCTCAATTAACGCCATCATAAGTTTCTTCAGCTGATCGTTGTAAGCCTGAAGAGCATCTTGATAACCTTGCTCAGCTTCTGCTGGTGCACCAGGGGGCAGAGGTACTGGTTTCTCAATACCAGCAGCCACAGCCAAAGTAGAACGGAAGAGCTGTTCTTCTTGATAAATAATTAGTTCAAGGCATCTGCAGATGCCATGCGTGTAAATAGCATTTGCCTTTTTCTTTGATGTTGCCGAAACACGACCAAAGAGTGATTTGTATTCCGTTGCGGTAACACCAGCAGAAATAGAAAGTTCGTCCACACCACCCAGTGCAGTACGAATCTCTTCCCGGTACTGACGAGCAAAAGAGTTTTGGTCACCAGTGATGGCATCTGGGACAATGTAACCAACTCGGTCGTTGGGCTCCAGATTTGCGATCACACGCGGCACCCTGAGCTGACCGTCAACACCACGACTGACGGGATCTGACTTGAACATTGACCGACTCATGGGAGACGGACTCGCAAAGCCAGAGTTCGCAGCAATCGACGGACGCTGTACCATGCCGTCACCGCCAGACTCAATCAGGTCTGTCTTGGGACGAGACGAAAGAAGAGTTGGATTACCAAAGAAAGTAATGTTCTTGCGGATGGTTCGCATCAAGTCGTCATGGGTGACAATGTGATTCGCCATGGAATCAAACTCACCGATGCCTTCCGATGAGAAGCCCTGGGGGTTATTAAAGATCTCAACGCAGGGGATGAAACCGAGTGAATTACGTAAAGTCTTGCTGCTACCCGTTAATGCATAGGTCGGCATATCAAAGGTGAGTTCACCTTCTGAATGCGTTTCTTCAATTTCGTTTGCTTTGATCGACAAACGAATGTAGCGTTTTGCTCCAGGGTTGTACGTTGAGCTGGACCCTGTGATGTTGGTGGTATTAATTTGATCGCCAAACCCGTTGCCTCGCTTGACCTTATAGCTGTAGATGATCACCACCTCATCAAGCTCACCGTCGACGTTGTAGTACGAACGGTATTCGTGCTGACGGAAGTAATAAAGGCGGTAATTGTTTTTGGTAGGACGGATGTAGAAAAGACCTTGGCCATCACACAGGAAATACTCCCAGATGGAATCCAGGCGCGTATCCATCTTGTTGTACTTCAGTACACGATCAAGGAAGTCCTTGCGTTGTGCACCGAAGTTGTCTTGGGTCGGGAAAAATTCAACTCCCTGGCGGATGCCAAAGAGTTTCATCTGAGAAATATGTGACGCAACGATACCAGTGTCTACAACAATGTTGCTATCTTTGTCGAGATAGGCATTGATGATTTCCTGTAGCCTGGCCTTAGCGTCAGCCATTAACTATTCCCCTTTTCTTTTGATAGTAGCAGTTTTGTTATCGTTGTTTATTAAAACTTTCCACGAAAACCTGCTTGAATTTCACCAGGGAATCCACCAGGTCCACCCATTCCAGGTATGCCTTGTGGACCGCGAACCCGCCCAGTATTGCGATAATTGACGTTAATACCAATACCTGGAGTTTCATAAGCACCCTGCAGGGAGAAGCCTTGTGGCATCTGCATTCCCATCGGATCTGTATAGGCAGGATTAAAGCTTCCGCCTAGACGTAATGTTTGATTACGATCAAGTTTAATGTTGGCACTACCACCAATTGACTCAAGACGATTTCCTGTACCATCATCAACGGCATTTACGTCAACATTAAAAGGCTTCGGGCCAAAAGATGGACCCATACCCATATCGCCACCCAATGCACCCGCGTTACCCATGGGAGCCATACCACCTGCTCCAGGAATTGCTTGTGCTTGAAGTGGGAAGCGATTGAAATTTTGTTGGAATTGCTGTCCTCGTTGACGGATTTGTTGGCCAGCGGGATTAGTCTGCATGAAATGCTCATACAGTCGTTTGCTCATCTCATCTTCTGATAAACGAGATCCTGGAGTGCCAGCAATTAAAGATTGGCCTGGTGCGCCAGGGACATTGCTTTCGCCGTAATAACGTATCATTGCCTTATGTTTACGATCTTTTTATTTTAACGTGCTCTTGCTTGGGCTTTTAATTTACTTAAAGGTTGAGTGGAAAACTTACTGGTTTGCTTTTTAGATGCAATGTAATCGTAAGCCTTCAATGGAGAAGGTACACGAGGTGAAGTGATCTGCCCCATGGTTTGGTATGGCGTTGTCGATACTTCTTGCTCTGGTTCAACGGGCATCAACAAGCCGATTGGCGCTGAACCAAAAGCGCTGCCAAAATAACGACCAGCCAATTCAAAATCCATGCTTCCTCCTACGTTCTTTTATTTTAATCTTCTATGACTTCATAACCAGAAGGATCATTGACTTTGGAGATGACGATACCTTCGCCGCGTACATCCCAATTCAACAGATCACCTTCTTGCCAACCAAGCTCTTCGATTACCTCATCCGGGAAGGTAATATATTGATCTCCGTTTTCGTCCTCTTGGACTTCAAGAACGTAACTCATTTCCCAGAAAGAATTTTCTCCATTAGCTTATCAAGTTTATTATTAATTTCACGGAAATTGCTATGCATCTCTTGGATCTCTCTTAAGAAGTCAACCTTAAGAACGTATTCCATCGGCATGCGATTGATTTGATCTTCCAAGATGTCAATCCTACGTTTTTGAGATCCAATGTAATCAAGGGCCTGCTGGACTCTCTCCTGCTGCCTATCGAGTATTTTATTCGCCGCCCAGGATCCACCTGTAACAGCAGATACAATGGCTGTAAGGACAATGGCTATGTACTCCGGACCCACGGTGGCGTTATTGCTTTTTTTTCATTCTAAGTTTAGTAATCAATTTGAAGCTGGCCTTTACGTGCCAAACCGGTCACCAACCAAACCAAAGCATCTACACAGTCATCGTGGCTGCTAACACCAAAGTTAGTTAGTTCCTCAAACATTGCCGTGAAGTTGCGGAAGCGATTGAAGACAATCTTGCGGTCTTCAAACATGCCCATAATCCCACGGAAGCGAGCCAACTTATCTGACCGGAATCCTTTGACGGGGTGCCAGATTAAGTTATACAAACTTTCATTGGTTAAACAGACTCGTTTGAAGTCTGCCTCTAGAGAAGCCTGATACTGAACCGCTTCACTCCAGATGTCGCACGTGGAGTAAGTTGGGAAGTAATTACCGTTGTCATCCTTACCAAGAATTGACCAATCATTAAGCAACTCTTTCATGGCATCAAGCTTTTCAAGGTTGCCCATCACCCGAAGCCTGCGGTAATCAATGATGTGAATTGCATCTCCAATGCGTCCGCCCAATACCATTACTGTGTAGTCATTCTTTTCCTTGGTACCAGCAGAAAGGTCGACACCAATACCAAGCGCATCAAACTCTGTTGCAATCTCAGCCTTAACAATTAGTTCAGGTGCCAGGGACAGCTCGTTCTGTCTGACGATCTGATTCATGTACTGGAATGAAAAGGCAATCGGTGCTTGCCGTTTTTTCTCACGCAAGTAGTCCAGTGACCACATCTCTGGCCAGTACGACTTTTCTTCCCCTGACTTTGGATCGTTCAAGATTGCGGACAACACAATTTGCATCCAGTTGTTCTGTGGATTAAAGGTTGTGGAATGAATGTCATCATGCCGGAAGCGAGTACCAAGACAAATCGCCCTGGCACCTTCAAACATGGTGGGTGCAATCACAGCATTCCAATTGTCCTGCATTTGTTTACGGATGTCAGGGTTGGAAATATCTGCAGCTGATTTGATGGCGTCATCAATGATGACTAGATGGGAACGCTTAGAGGTCACCGAGCCTTTGAGGCCTGCAGCACAAAGCGTGAACTGTTCTTCACCTGTGGTATCGATACCAGCAAACTTGTGGTCAATAGACCAGTACTCATTGCTAGTTACGTTCTTCAGAAGACGTACGGTTGGAAAGACTTCTTGGTATCGCTTGCTTTCAATGATGCGTTTAATGGTTGCCGACTTGGAGCGTGCAATATCAACCGTGTAAGACAGATACAGGATCTGTAGTGGCTTCTTGGCCATCGTATGGATACCAATGGCCCATGCCGTAAACAAACCAAGCACAGTACTTTTGGCGGATCCCCGTGGTGCCAAAAGGTCAACATTAGGTCCAGCAATTTTGAAGAGACAGCTGCTGTTCTCTTCTGTCACAAAGTGCCGATGCCATTCTTTGTGATGTTCAGCTGGTGGTTTATCTGCTACGTAAGCACAAAAGAAACCGAAGTCATCCCTCGCTTGTTGCAGGGTCTCCAGGTTCTTCGGTGGACGGATCTGTTGCCTGCGTGCAGCAGCTCGCGCATTACGTCGGTACGCAAGGTGTTGATATGCAGGCACTAGATTATGTTCGGATAGTGACTAAATACTAACCGAATGCAGCTTGACTGCGGAAAGGATCTTCTGTGGAAGCTGCTTTTTTATAAGCTTTGGC